CAAAAGTATTTAACCAGCCAGAGCTTACAGCGTCCCGAGCAGAATTGATAGCGTCGTCAAAAGTACGAGCTTCCTGTGCGGCTTTAAATCCCTTAAGTGAAAATGCATCAATTTGTCCATCTAATTCTTTAATCGCTTGAGATGCAGTTATACCTTTTTCAGTTGCATAATCATAAATCTGATCAACGGCTTTGGAATAATCTTGGAAAACGGACATCATGACATCCGATGTAAACCAAGCTCCTTGTGTTAAGCTCGTTGCAAACTGAGATTTAGTAAAATTATTCGCTTTGCCTACCAAAGAAGAATATGTATCATCAGCGTTTTTCTTTAATGTACCTAATGCTACTGCCGCATCCAAAGCTTTTTGACGAAACTCATCAGTATCCATCGATACGTTCTGAATAGACTTATAATCTTCCAAACGCATGACACCAGCACCCATAGCTTGGGAAAGCTGATACATTGCATGGCTAGCTGTGTTAGCGTTTTGACCGGACAAAGCCGCCCAGTTTGCTATACCTTCCATAGCCGTAACGGATTCGTCCAGGTCTTTGCCGGTTGCTGTGAATTTAGCGATATTAGCAACCATTTGTGTAAAATCGTAACTTGTTTCATCTGTAAACCAGTTCAGTCTTTCAAGTTGCGAATTAACGGTTTCTATATCATAACCTTGAGCAACCATAGTTGCTACAGATTGATTCTTAGTATTGTATTTTGACCATCCGGTGGAAATCGGATCTATCGTTAATGATTTTGCAAGCTTCAAACCAGCATTTACAGCCGAATTAGTGATGTTTGCCAAAGCCGTGACTGCCATGACTTCAAGTGCCGAGAATTTCATCTGGACACTGTCAATGGCATTGCTAAAACCCGAGAAATCGATACGATTTGCAGAATCGCTAATATCTTCTATACCCTTAGAAATCCCATCAAATTTCAAACTTCGTTTAAGTTTATCGATGGTACTCATACTCGTCGCCACATTGCGTTCGAATTGAGAATTATCAAATCGCATTTCAACGACTTTTTCGTCAATCGTTTTGCTCATGCTCTCGTGACCTCCTTCCATACAGATTCTGCTATTTTGTCAAAAATTGGTTGAATAGCAGGATTAATATAATCACGTCCTTCTACCCATCTCCCATTTCGAGAAGCATGGCCGTACTGTATGATTACGGCAATTGGAACTCCATTTTGAATATTCGAGTTCGTAAAAACAATCAACACGCGATTATTGCCCTGCTGTATTTCATAGTCCCACGACTTAGCAGTTAAACCCGAATCTATAGGTGTTGCAGATTGTAAAGCGGCTACCCCTTCGCGACCATAAGCATTTAAATTTCCAATCTTAACTGCTTCTTTAATTCTTTCCGTATATCTTTTAAACTTAAAAAAATTCCCAGTTTGCTTAAAGGTAATCACTTAAACCCACCGCCTATCCTCTCGTACCAAGAGCATTTCTCCGAGCTTCATTCAAAGACTTATTGCGTCGCATAATTTCGCTCTTAGACATTTTCTTAGGTGGCTCATTCTTAATTGCAAAGACTCGAAGAAGTGTTAACAATCGATTGAGATGCCATTTCTGAAATTCCACTGGTATATTATATGAACACATAGCATAATAGATTAATTCATTAGTCAGTATCTCTCTACGAACCGGTTTCTTGTTTTTATCATCGTTGAACCAAGTTGCGGTCATAGGATCGTCTATATACGCTATAATCGCAGATATGTTGTCTTTTGTTAGATTGTTATAGACTTCAGGATCAACATTCTGAGTAATTGTCATACAGCGAATATAATCTATTATCTCTTCTGCGGTCTTTTCTTTTTTATCCAAAAATGGTTTATGCCACTTTGATTCCCATTTTGAAATGGAAACAAGAGAATGCTCTAATTGCAACGTCCATTCTTTAGTATAGCAAAACTCATTTTTGACTTCGTCATAAGCTACTTCCCTAGCAGGTATTGTAATCTGAAGCATTCTCCCTATCCTCGTTTTTACTTCCCTGTTGCAGTATCCTTAGAAATGAGGCCATTAACAAACTCACTGGCCTTCTCTTCATTCGTTGTCAGCTCAGTAAACAAAACCGAATATGCTTCACTTTCTGAAAATTCCTTCGTTTTTTCAGGCAATTTAATGAACCTTCGTCCATCTTCAGACTTTTCGCCATAAGCTTCCAGAAGAAGTTTCTTAAAAATCTTAACTAGTTCATAGTAATTCTCGCTCTTAATTATAGTCTTTATATACGTTTCGATATTATTGTCTATTCCCAGGAGCATTTCAGTAAGTTCCGGTCTAGAAAGATGGAACCAAAAACTTTCAGTACGTTCATTACCATTAAAATCTGTATAGGTAACTGTCTTTACGATCATATTATTTCTCCTTTCTAAATAAAAAAGAGTCGCCAGCTTACCTGAATACGACTCTCTACAACTAATTTAGATTAACCGTTCGCTTTAGGCCCAAAAAGTTCTATAACTTCGGCGGGAAGAGGCAGACGGGCGTCAACATCTTCGACCACATCCCACTTAGACGGATCCCATGCTCCGGCAGTCTGGATGGCGGTCTTACACTTATAAGTTTTACTCTCA